ATCACATCCTAATGGGGTATCGCCCCCATACGACTCTTCCACATATGAAGCCCTCACCCCGTACCACCCGCCAGTACGTACTGCCCGCCTGCTGGGCGTCCTACCTCATCAACCGCGATGCGAGCGGCCTTGACCACATCGAACGCGAGGCTGTCGAGGCCTTCCTGTCCAAGTGGGGCCACCACCGCGACGAGTGCCTGTCCGTCTCACGCGAGTTCGTGGGCCGCAGCCAACATTGCGGCCTGATTGCCGACGTTTGCGTGTACATCTTCTCATTTTCCCCCTCTTCGGGGGTTGCTCGCCCGGCTATGGGCCGCGCCTGACCGGCGCGTGACTACGCGACACACAACAATGAAGACCATCACTTGGTCCGCCATCCGCAGCGCCCTCACCCAAGAGGGCCTTGCTTGGTCCGTCTGCACGGGCCTCCCCGCCAACGAAATGACGGGCATCGCCGTCACTCACTACATCAACGGCCTCATGGGCACCGAATCCTGCGTCAGCGCATTCCGCGTGAGCGGAGGCAACGAACTCGTCTGGGTCCCGCAATCCATCTTGCGAACCCATGTACCCGCCCGGTTCCGCCGTCTGCGCGGACTCGTCACTCATCCGTCCTTCGAAGTTGCGCGCAACGCCAGTATGTCAATCCGTCGCCGCCGCATCGAAGCCTTGAATACCGCAATACCCGACCCGCTCGCCAAGCCACTATCATCGCGCATGTACGACCTCATCTACTCGGTGCCGCTCGCACCGGGAAGGCACTCCTCCAGCCTATGGAGCCTTCGGCACACATTCGATCTATACAACTACCAACACGCAGTAGGCTTAGAGTTCGAGTCTTACGGGTTAATCGAGCGCAAGGAACTGATCAAATCACTTCCGATATGGACACGGGTCGCAAGTGACGGATCAATTCGCCCTCCCGGCGACGCGCAAGGGCACGAGATTCGCGTCCTGCTCGACCGAGCAGTTGCGGAACCCCGTCTGTTCAACCTGTGCAAGCGCTTCGCGACGCTTGGCCTGCGCGTCAACAAGTCGTGCGGGCTGCACGTACACCTCGACGCACGAAGCCTGTCATACTCAGAGGTTGTTGCCCGCGCAAAGGTGATGGACAAGTGGCTGCACGCCCTAATGGAACTGCTGCCAAGCTCGCGCCGAGACAACACCTACTGCAAGTGGGGCGTTTCCCCTCACGACCGCTACCGCGCCGTTAACGTGCAGTCGTGGAACGCGCATAGGACCATCGAAGTTAGATGCGGCTCTGCCACCCTAGACTACACCAAGGTGCTTAGCTGGCTCCGACTCGTGGAACTAATCCGTGCTGTGTCTCGCGGCCCCAAGGCTGGCTCGTGTATCGCCACCCTTGAGCAGCTTCCGCTGCCCGCGCACGACCTCGCATTCTGGCGAGCCCGCCATCGCGAGCTCAATCCCACGCAGTACACCACTGCTGCTACCGACACCACCACCGACAGCGAATAATCCTACTATCACTACAATGTGTAAGCTTCTCTTCCTCACGGGCCACAAGCCCTCCCAGCGTAACTCCATCATCCGCCACGCTTGGCGCTATTTCGAGCGCACTGGCGAACGCGATGGCTTCGGCGCAGCGTGGATTTCACGCTCTGGCAAGCTCGCCCACATCCGCTCATCCAACCCACTCCTCACCAATCGCCTAACCGACTGGTCGGAAGGCTGGCACGACCAAGTGGGCTACAACGAGCCCTCCGATGGCTCCGCCCTCATCATCCACGGACGCAAGGCCACTTGTGGCAAGTCCCTCGACAACACGCATCCAATGCTAGACGTAGAGCAAGCTCTCGTCCACAACGGCATCGTCGAGTCCGACCACTACAAGAACTCGTCCACCACCTGCGACTCAGAGCTCCTGCTCCGAGCTATGCAGGACAAGGGCACGGCAGGCCTTGCCTCCATCGAAGGCTACTTCGCCTTCGCCCTTCTCGATGCCAAGGCTCGCCGCCTCACCATCGTCAAGGACGACCAAGCCAATCTAGTCTCAGCCCGCATCCCGGGCTATGGCTACGCATTCGGCACCACTAGGGAAGCCGTAGCTTGCGCCACACCCCTCGATTCATCCCCAGTCAAGGACTTCACCGCCCTTGAGTGGTCCACCCGCAAGCCCCACCGTCCCTTGTCCATCTCCAACTTCACCAAGAAGGAGAGGGTGTACGTTGCGCCTCAGTCCACCAACTGGCGCAGCGCCAAGGAATACTACGGGTCCATCGAGCGCACCAACGGCAGCACCCATCACGCCGCCGCGTCGTACAACGACCTGTTCAACCAATGAAGCACAACCTACTCGGCGGCTTTGCCGACTTCGCCCTCGGCGCCCTAGCAGCCCTATTCACCATGTGTAGCGTTCTGCTCTACCTCATCCTCTACGGCGGGCCTGACAAGCCCACCAGACCCAAGCCCAAAAAGGAACACGAGGACTCACAGCAATAGGTTAGCCCTCACATATCCCTCGCACACGCAAGCCCTAGGCTCACCCCTAGGGCTTTTTTGTTGCCCACGAATCTAGAGCGAGCCAGAGGCTCGCAGTAATCACCTGTTCCCTCCCAAGGTGCTCGTTCAGTAGGTGGGGGGGAGGGGGCTGCACGCCCCTTCGGGGCGTCCATACCATTGGGTCCACCCAGTCGGTTCAAAAAAATTTACACAGTCGCCCGGTAACGGAAGGAGTTCCTGTGGGTTCCCCGGGGATTGAAAGGAGTAGGGGACGGGGGGAAGGCACCAAAAGTTACGCTGGTTTCGTAGAAAGATTCCATTTATGATTTATGGATGTGGATGTTGACAAAACTGGGCAGTATTTTCTACACAGGGGTATGAGTGAACGAGCTGCCATTAGGAAGGAAGTGGCCAAGGCCATAGTGGCGGCTGGGGAGAATGGCCGTAGCATTGAGGCGCGTCAGCCTGAGCGGGCGGCTAGGTTGTTGGAGTTGATGGCTGAGGGGAAGAGCTGGAAGAGCATTGTGCGTGACGAGGGGGTGGATTGGTACACGCTGGTGGGCCTGCGGGCTCGGCATAAGGGCTTGATAGAGAAGCGGAAGGAGATTGTGGCGCAGGATGCGATGGAGCTGATTGAGGGGGCTAGGATGCTCCAGCAGGAGAAGATGAAGATGTTGGCGGAGGACGAGGGAGCCCTTAAACGTGTGAACATCAGGGACTTGGCTATGAGCTACGGCATCTATGCCGATAAGTTCTTTATGGCTACGGAGGGGAACAAGGTGACGGTGGAGCACAGGAGTGGAGCTCCCAGCCTTGAGGATGCGATGAAGGCGATTGAGGAGGCCAAGGCCAAGCTAAAGGCTGGCAGCATTGAGGTGGTGGCTAAGCCGGTGGAGGAATGTTGAAAAAGCAGGGTAGTTTTTTCATCCAACTATGAGAGTCTCTTGGCTTCCCTGCAACAGGCCTAGCCTTGGCATTTGGATTACCAAGGCGATAGTCACTTCGTCGTGGACGGATGTGTCTACGGGCAGGCGCCACTACGGCCAGTATTCCTTTACGGGGGGTGGCTACTGGTCCTGCACCATAGGCTTCTGGCGCTGGAAGCTGGAGATACGACAAGCAAGTAGGGTTGCTTAGCATATGGCCATAGTCTGGGAACCCCACAAGGTGCTGAGGCCGCCCTCTAGCGAGGAGCTTGCGGCAATGAAGCCGGAAGAGGTGCTGAGGCTTCACGATGTCTACCATTCGGCCATTGCGAATAGCAGACGCGACCCCTACCGCTATGGGTGGGACCTACCCCATTGGAAGAAGGCGGAGGAGGTGATGGCTAGGCGTAAGACGCTCCTGTTGCTCGGAGCCAACCGTAGCGGCAAGACAATGTTTGGGGCCAAGACGGTGGTGAGGGCGGCGCTGGAGAACGAGGAGAGCCTCCTGTATTGCTTCAGCCAGAATCAGGAAACGTCCATTCTGGTGCAGCAGAGTGCCGTCTACACCTACCTGCCGGTGGAGCTGAAGAAGAAGGCCACGGAGGAAACCCACTACATCAGCTATTCGATGCAGAATGGCTTTGCGGGGAACAGCTTGGTGCTGCCCAACCGCAGCCGCATCATCTTCAAGACGTACAGCCAGTATCAGCAGAACCAAACCATCCTTGAGGGTATGGAGCTTGGGAGCTTGAGCCCCAAGTGGACGAACGTTGGGGCGTGGTGCGACGAATACCTGATGGGGATGGAGATGCTGGACCGGCTCTACCTGCGTCTGGCCACCCGTGGGTCCAAGCTCCTGCTGACGTTCACCCCCAAGGACGGCACGACGGAGACGGTGCGCTACTACTTGGACGGGGCCAAAACTGTTGAGTCGAGGCGGGCCGAGCTGCTACGGAACGTGGAGGTGCCCTACCATCAGGAGAACGAGCCCAAGAACACGGGCATCGTCTACTTCCACAGCAAGGACAACCCTTGGTCTGGCTACGAGAGCATTGCAGAGCAATGTCGGGCCAAGGGTGACGACGCCTACACGCTCACTGCGGCCTATGGCGTGCCCACCAAGACGCTCACGACACGCTTCCCGGGCTTCTCCATTGAGGTGAACGTCATTGAACCGGAGAAGGTGCCCAAGAAGGACTGCACCCACTTTATGGTGCTGGACCCGGCGGGGCGCAAAAACTGGTTTATGTGCTGGATTGTGGTCGATCCCAGCGACACTTGGTACGTGGTAGCCGAGTGGCCGGACATCAACGTGGGGGAATGGGCCGAGATGCGGGGCGGGAAGTGGATGAACGGCCCCGGTGCCAAGGGATTGGGGTATGGCATAGGCGACTACGTGGCTCTGATTGGCCAGATTGAGCAGGACTTGGGACTGAAGCCTCTTGAGCGTCTCATCGACCCGCGCCTAGGAGCCCAGAAATATCAGACTCAGAACGGCGCCTCGTCCATCATTGAGGACTTGGGCGACAACGGACTGGTGTTTGTGCCAGCCCCGGGGCTGGACATCGAGGATGGGCTTCAGGCCCTGCAAACCAAGATGGCCTACGACCGGAAGAAGCCGATGGATAGCATCAACCGGCCCCGCATCTACATCAGCAATCGCTGCCAGAACATCATCACAGCCATTCAGGAGTACACGGCTGAAGGCGGGCTGGACGAAGCGTGGAAGGACCCAGTGGATGTCCTTCGATATGCTGCCATAGCCGACATCCGGCACATTTCACCCGGCCAGATGGCCATAACCCGCCCTAAGAATGCATTCTACTAACCTAGTGTCCTTCAAGGACCTTGCGGATGAGCTCAAGATTAGCCGTTTTGAGCTGGCCCGCATTCGAGACGAGAAGCTCTCCGACGAAGAGCACACCACCATCCAAGGCAAGAAGTGGTTCACTCAGGAGGGGGCGGAGAAGGTGCGCTTGGCTGTGGCCGTACCCTTGGCCGTGCCCAAGCGCATCCGCTTGCGGGCCGTCAAGGCGGCGCCCAACCCCCATTGGATTTACTGCATCCCTGAGACAGGCCTTGGGGACAAGGTGTTGGTGGCCGTGAAACCGAGCTGGTGTGATAGGCTGGTGGGCAAGCTAATCAACGTAGATGTCATCGAAGACGCCAATGGCGGCAAAACCTACCGGCACGAAACCCTCGGAGGAAAGTGACCTGTCACTTTGCCCTGAGTGGCAGGCTGAGCAGGTGGACCGGCTGTTGGGCTTTGAAATCCTGACGCGAGCGTTGTCAGCCTGCTACCAGCCAGTCTCCCCTGAGCTGCTGGGCGACAAGCTTGGGGTGGGCAAGGGTTTCTCTAATCGCATCATCGTAGACATTAAGCGCAGGTATTCCTATGGAAAATGACACTCAAGAGGCCTTGACGTATGTAAGCGCCAAGCCCGACGTGCTTGCGCTGAAGAATGCCTACGACCGCACGGTGAACGATTTGGCGTGGTATCTGTCGTCCACCCGCGACAGCTATGACTACCGACGCAACATCTGGCCGAACAAAGCAAAAGACCTGCGTAAGTGGGGCCCGGACGCCTTCCCCTTTGAAGGAGCCTCGGACACGGAGGTGCCCCTCATTGACCAGTTTATCAACACTTACGTTGCGCTGTGTATGTCGGCGCTGTCGCGGGCAAACATCCGCGCCTACCCGGTAGAGCTGGGCGACCTTCAGCGGGCTCGGGTTACCTCTGCCTTCCTGAAGTGGATGGTGGCGGCGTACATCCCTGACTTCAAGCGCCAGATGGAGCTGGGGGCCAACTACCTCTTTGAGCGTGGCATTATGGTGAGCTACGTGGGGTGGCAGAAGGAGGACCGCACGTTCCGTCAGCGGGTGGAGCTGGCGCAGATTGCTCAGGCCAGCCCCGACTTGGCGAATATGATCGTCGAGGGCAAGGTGGACGACCAGATTGCCATCCTGCTCACCCAGCAGTTTAAGGGCGTCACGGAGAAGCAGGCCAAGGTGGCGGTGAAGGAGCTGCGTAAGACTGGCACGACGGAGTTGTCTGTGGTGCGTCAGTCGGTGAATGGCCCGGTGGTGAACGCCCTAGCCCCTGACGGAGATGTGTTCTTCCCGGCCTACACCACCGACTACCAGAAGGCCCCGTATTGCTTCCTGCGCGTCCTGATGTCGGCCCAGCAGCTTGAGAACAAGGTGGCGACGGAGGGCTGGGACTCCGACTGGGTGGACAACGTGATGGCCCAACAGCCCGTCTCCATCGACCTCACCGACCCCCGTACCAACACGGAGACCAATCGCTCGGCTCAGCAGATGACCAACGAGCTGTACGAGGTCATCTATGCCTACCAGCGGATGGTGAAGCGGGAGGATGGCTCGCAGGGCATCTACTGCACGGTGTTCAACCAGAAGTGGACGGGGCGGGATGGTGAGCCCAAGTATGCCAAGTTTGAGCTTCTGAACGGCTACGACGACTATCCCTTTGTCGTCACCAAGCTGTTTGAGGACAACAAGCGCCTGTACGAGCTGGCGACGGTGCCGGAAATGCTGCGTGGCCTGCAATGGGCCATCAAGGGCGAGCGGGACAGCCGTTCCGACCGCAACAGTATGGCGACCATCCCGCCCCTGCTCTACCCCGTGACGGGTCAGCCGCCCACGGACTACGGCCCGGCGGCCCGCATCCCCTATCGGCGGATGGGTGAGATTCAGTTTGGGCCTACGCCCCCGTACAACCCGGGTAGCGTGGAGCTGGAACAGACGATGCTCCAGCAGGCGAACACGATGATGGGGCTGGATCACGAGAATCCGATGTCCCGCATCCGTCAGCAGCACTTCGTGGACAAGTTTTTGCACCACGTTCGGGATGTCATCCGGCTGGCCTTCAAGTGCTACCAGCGTTTTGGCCCCGAGCAGGTGTTCTTCCGCGTCACGGGCGTGTCCGATCCCCAGCGCTTCAGCCGTGGCGACCCGAACGAGAACTTCGACATCGTGGTCAACTACGATGTGCTGGCCGCTGACCCAGAAAACCTCGAAACCCAGCTCAATCAGTTTGTGAGCTTGGTCCAATTCGACCGGAATGGCCGCATCAATATGGACCGGATGCTGGAAGTGATGGCCTCAGCCGTCAATCCGGTGCTGGCCGATGCCGTTCTCCAGCCTGCCGAGGAGGCCCAGCAGCAGATCGTCAAGCAGGTGACCGACGACCTGTCCAAGATTTACGCTGGCATCGAGGTGGGGGCCCGTCCGAATGGCGCTCAAGTGGCTATGCAGACCATCCAGCAGTATTTGCAGCAGCCGGACGTTGGTCAGCGCTTCCAGCAGGACAAGCCGTTCCAAGACCGGCTCAACAAGTACATGCAGCAGTACCAATTCCAGATGCAGCAGATGCAGAACGCCCAGATTGGGCGGATTGGTACGGCTCCCGCCCAGATGGGCGACGTAAGCACGCAGGGCCTTAGCGCTTAAGGGCGTCCCAGCGCTCCTTGACGGCCTTGTAGTTGGCCTGCTCCAGTATGTCGTCGATGACGCAGATGCGTCCGGCGAGCTGCTGGAGCGTCTCCGTGGGCCGGTCGTGGAGCTGGGCAATCCAGCCCTCCCGGACGTTGTGCAGGGAGGTTAGGAACTCAACGAAGTGCTCGTTGTTCTGAAGGATTTCTAGGGACTTAGGGCTCATAAAGGGATGCCCAAGCGGGGCTCCAACCCGCATCTTCGCCACACCCCCGATTGGCCATTCTCCGGCTGTTGGAGCCGGAAGTCCGGTGGGCCGCTAGCGTCCTAGCAGGCGAAATGCTATGCCTTGCACCATTGGGCAGGCGCAAAATGGCGGAGGATGACTAATTAAGTCAAGTACGGAAAAGCTATGCTAGCATCCGCCCCATCGCAGTCGCCAAGGCGCAAAGATGGCGGATGAAATATGTCAGAAGTCGTAACGTCCGACGCGGGGGACGCTAAACCTGCCGTGGAAACCAACAAGCCAATGACGGACAAGGATTTCCTGTCCTCCCGTATTGCCAAGCTTACTGGCAAGCAGCCTCCCGCTGCTTCCAAAGAGCCTGAATCGGTTCCTCCGAAGGAGCCCGAAGCCAAGGAGCCCCCGCAAGAGGGTGAACCCAAGGCCGAGGCCGCTCCCCAGAAGGAAGTTCTTTCAAAGGAAATTGAGGACCTCACAGATGAGGAGATCGCGGAGCTTGCCCAGAAGGGCAAGAGCGGGTTGCTCAAGCGGATTGCTGAGCTCACGGCCAAGCGCAAGCTAGCCGAGGAGAAGGCAGCCGCGCTGGAGTCTGCCATTGTGCAGGCCCGGCAGCAGCTCCCTGACGCCAAGGTTGAGGATAACCCCTACGAGTCGATTGCTACCGTCGAAGACCTTCAGAAACAGAAGGAAGAGGTGGATAGCTTCGTCGAGTCGGCAGAGGACATCCTTTTCAAGGCGGAGGACTTTGGCCCCAACGACGTTGTTTACACAGCGGAAGACGGCAAGGAGTGGACCAAGGTGCAGGTGCGCGAGATGCTCCGAAACGCCCGTCGTCGCCAGACCAAGTACATCCCGGCGCAGTATAAGGAGCTTCAGCTCCGAGCGCAGCGTCAGGGAATGGAGCAGCAGTTCAAGACCTTGGCCAAAACCGAGCTGTCTTGGATGGATGGCGAAGACAACGATGTGAGGAAGCGGTATGAGGCGATGGTCAATGACCCGCGCCTGCAACAGGCCAAGCGTCTTGTGCCTGAGATCGCCCCGCAGATTGAGTATCTGGTGGCTCACGCCGCCAACTCCATCTACGGGCGCCGCGAGCTGCCAATGGACGGCAAGTCCAAGGGCGTAACGCTTAATCCTCCCTCGTCCCCCGCCTCCACGGCGGCTGCCCCGGAGCGTCCTGAAAACCGCTTCGACCGGCAGCTCAAGGACATTGAAAGCCGATACAAACAAACAGGAAGCGCCAACGACTTCATCGCCCTCCGTGCAGCTCAACTCTCGAAACGTAAATCCTAATTAGTTATGTCGTTCTCCAACACCTACGATACCACCTCGCCCGGCAGCGCGGCCCTCAACCGTGAGGACCTCCACGACGCCATTAGCACGCTGGCTCCCAGCGAAACGCCGTTCCTCAGCTCCGCTGACAAGTTTAAGTGCAACGCCACCTTCGTTGAGTGGGGCGTGGACAAGCTGTCCCCTGTCGTCACCACGGCGGTGAGCGAAGGCGCTGATGTCACCGACTTCGACGACAAGTTTGAGTCCGTGGCCCGCCTTGGCAACTACGTCCACAAGCGGCGCCGGTCCTTCCGCGTGTCCGATCTCCAGCAGGCCGTCTCCTCGGTTGGCCCGCAGGACATCGCCCGTGCGGAGATGAAGGCCGTCAAGGAGCTGAAGCGTGACGTTGAAACCGTCCTCCTCGGCACGCAGGATCGTGCGGCTGAGAACGGTGGCGGCACGGCCTACACGATGCGCGGCCTCGGTGACTGGATTGATTCGGCTGGCCCGGGCGAAGTTCCTGTTGACTATCGCACCCCGTCCGGCTCCATCCACAGCTCGGGCACGTTCAATGAGACGGTGCTGAACAACCTCATCACCTCCATCTACCGCCAGAACGGTTCGACCAACAGCCTCACGCTGCTGGCTGACACCGCCCTGCGCCGGGTGGTGACTGACTTCGCCCGTGCGGACGCCACCACCGGCGCCCTCCGTCAGTACAATGCCAACAGCTCGTCCGGCCTCATCAAGCTGGCGGTTGGCCAGTACCAGTCGGATCACGGCATCGTCACCATCGTGGATATGAATCCCGACACCGCGCCGGACACCACCAACAAGGACACCGGCTACCTCATCAACCCCGACTTCTACGCGGTGGGTGAGCTCATTCCGCTCGGCTCTACCCGCCTGCCGAACCTCGGCGGTGGCGAGCGCGGCTACGTTGACTGGACCGGCACCCTCAAGGTGGCGCATCCTGCCGCTCACGGCAAGATCACCGTCCTCAGCTAAACCCTAACCAAGGAAACTACTACAATGGCTAAAGTTACTGTTAATGAGGGTAGCGTCTTCACCGACTACGTTCGTCTGGACTACAATGATCTGATCGCCATCGGCAACGGCGGCACCCGGGTCATTGCCCAGATTCCGGCGCACGGTGCGGTGGAGCTGGTCGGTGTTGCCAACACGGTGGACATCGCGGGCTCCAGCACGCTGGTCATCGACGTTGGCACCACGCTGGCTGACCCGGATGAGTTCATCAATGCGCTCGACGTGGACGCGATGACGGTGCCGGTGTTCAACAATGGCGACCAGTACACCGCTGGCACCGCGACGAACACCTCCGGCCTCACGCAGGCGGTCAAGCAGTCGGCCTCGGCGGCGGACATCTACATCAAGGTGACGGATTCGGCTGTCGCCTCCCTGACCGCTGGTGAGATCGTCATCGGCCTGCGGATCATTGATCTGGCGAAGTTCAGCTAAGACCACACTCGGCTGATAGAATGGGGGCGCATCCTAGGTGGGTGCGCCTCCTTTTTTATGCACATCATCACCAAGCTGCCCGGGGAAGGGGCTGTGAAGGACGCCCTGATCCGCGAGATTCGCACGGGCTTTGAGCTCATCAAGGTGAACGAGAAGAAGGAGGAGGTCCTTGCGGCTCACGAGGCTAGCCGTTGGAAGGGCCACAAGACGATTCCCGGGCTGGGCAAGGCCGTGGCGTTCTATCCGGCTGACGAATACTTCCGCCTCATCAACAAGTATGGACGGCACGAGGTGAACAGCAAGGAGTTCATTCGCTACCACCAGAAGAAGTTCCCCCATCTCTGTCCCAATAAGGTGTAATGACTACCGACACTTACGGCAATCTGCTGGAGTTGGTGAAGGCCCTGTCAGGCAACACCGCCCTGACGACTGAGGAAAACTCCCTAGTCAACCAGTTTATCAACCGGCGCATCTACAATGCCTACCGGCGGATCAACTACTGGCCCCGCTATCTGGTGCTGGGAGAGGCGCGGGCGGTGAGTGGTGGGTCGGTGCCCTTCACGCAGGCCACCCTCAATCCGATTGGCAGTTTCCTCCGCATCTACGACGAGGCCCCCTATGGCACGTACAGCGTGACGGAGTTGACGTACAACGTCACTTCGGACGGGGCTGACATCGTGTCCCCGCCTGACGGGCTGGACACGGTGTACGTGGACTACAAGAAGCGGTGGGATGGGCCCTACAACTCCACCACCAACTCCCTAGTCCCGATGGAGTTCTTCCACTATGCCGCTCACGGCGCCTTTGCCGATTTTCTGCGGTATGATGGGCAGAACGAGAAGGCTGCTGCCGAAGAGGGGTATGCCGAGTCCCTTCTTGTGCTAGAATTGGAGGATGTGATGAACCAGCGTAATTTCAATACGGCTGGGAAGCGCATCCGTTCTCACCAGACCACGCAATCACGCCACTCTTCAACCCGCTAAGCTATGGCCAACGCCCGCATCGTCAACACGCCCTCGCAGGCGATTCCCCAGAACAGCACGACGCACGCCCAGAACACTATTAGTTCGACGGCGGAGGCGGTGATTGACTTCACCCTCAATGCCTCCACGACGCACGTTCTGGTGCAGTTCAATGGGGCGGCGGCGCGGGTGACGTTGGATGGCGTGACCAATCCGACGACCAGCAAGGGTTTCCTGTACAACGACGGTGCGACGGCCTATTGGCCCCGGCAGACGGCCATTGCGGCCAAGGCCATCCGTGCGGCGGGTACGGATGTGGTGGCTGAGATTCAGGAGCTAAACTACCTGTGACCGTCTTTGAGACCAGTTTGCTGGCGAAGTCTGATGGGCTCTATCGCGGGATGACGCCCATTGTGGCTGATCGCACGTTCTGGTCTGACCCTCTCATTGGACAGCCATACATCAATCGGCCTGACGTTCAGTTTACGCTCATTACGTCAGCCGGTGATCGGCTGGTGGACAGCGCGGCCAATCCCTTCATAGCCCTCACTTAATATGGCAGACATTCGCATCAACGCTCTGACGGAAGCTTCGGCCAGCGTCACGACCGACTTCCTTCCCATTGACGGCAGCACGGGCACGCGGAAGCTGTCTGCCTACAACCCGAGCTTTGGCGGCAACGCCACGGTGGGCGGGACGCTGTCCACGGTTGGAAATGCGACGGTTGGAACTAGTGGCAATGCTGTTCTCACCCTTGGCACGTCTGGAGCGGCCTACACGCATTACATCTACGGTGCTACTGC